CGACGATTAACACGACCGTTGTGCCAAATGCTACGGCCGGTCAATTCTCGACGGTAGCCCCGTCAATCTCTGCGACGATTAACACGACCGTTGTGCCAAATGCTACGGCCGGTCAATTCTCGACGGTTGCCCCGGTCGCGTTCATCATCTTTAACGACACAGTTATCCCGACATCAGTGACGGGTCAATTCTTGCCTCTGGCGCCGGCGCTCTCTATCTCCACGGTCGTGCAGCCGTCCGCGTTACTGGGGCAATGCAACGCCCCGAATCCCAGCATCTCCATCTCACCGACGGTGATTGTCGCGCCGCAGATGGGGACATTCGGTTCTGTCATACCTTATACCGTCGGGTCTGCGGTCATCATTCCTGGCTCTGCCTCCGGGCGTTTCGTCGCCCCGAATAACCCAAGCCTCTCCCTGTCCACGTACTTCGCCGTTGATGTCATCGCGGGGACACCCACGCCTCTCGCCACTCAAATATCCGTCTCTATTGCCCGGACCCCGGCTCCAGGAGCCAGTACATTCATCCCCATCGCGCCGACTCCGGTCGCGCAGAGCGGGTCCATCAGCACGAACATTATGGTCGAGCCTATCGCGGGCGCCTTCACGGCCCCGAATAACTCATACGTTTCAGTCAGTGTGCTCTGTGTGGAAGCCACAGCCATCGCCGGCCAATTCTCTCAGCCCGGTGTTACTATTATTGCCGGGATGCCGGCGAATGTCACGCCTGCGCCGATAGGTGGCGCGTTCTCCGTGCCACTTCTTGCGGAATACCTGGATGCCTCGCTTGTCGCCTACGATATTGACGGACAGTTTTCACTCCCGACATCTTTGGTCGTCGGAACGGCCTTGTTCACGCCGAGCGTTATCGGCGGGCAATTCCTCTCCATCGACCCGACCATTGTTATCCCGGTCATCATCGCCCCCGTCGCCCTCGGCGGCCAATTCTCGTTGCAGGCGCCGGCGCTTCAACTCGGAACCTCAGCCGAAATCACTCTGAATGCCGTCAGCGGCCAGTTCGATGCAGTCCACCCGTCGGTCGCAACGACCGTCAGCGTGGCGGTTGCCCCGAATTCCGTCACGGGTCAATTCAATCAGCCGACGGCGCAAGCGAACACCGACGCTACCGCATCTCCTCAGGCAATTGGCGGGGCGTTCGCGCAGATTGCGGTTGCGATACTGACTGATGTCGATGAAGTGCCGGATGCCATTTTCGGCTATTTCACACCTGCCCAGCCGATGCTCATTATCAGTCAACAGAACATTAACGCGACCCTCGAACTCAATGCTATCGCAGGGCAGTTCATGCCCAGCGCCTCAGCCGTCTGCGATTCGCATGTCACGTCTAATTCTGTGGCTGGCGCATTCTCGATAATCGGCCCGTCGTTATCGCTATCATCCGTCATCGCGCCGGACGCGGTGGCGGGGTCATTCTCGGCCGTCACTCAGAGCCTGCTCGTGCAGGGCGCGGTAACAATGAACGTCGGAGCCGTCGAGGGTCTATTTACCGCGCCACATGTATTCGTCTCCATCGGCTCCATCCTCAATGCTACAGCGGCAGTCGCGGTAGACAACGGGCATTTCTCATTGATGAAGCCGACGGTGAAAATCAGCCGAGCGCGGTGTCTTATTCGGGCATCAAGCGTCATCGACCGCTCCGTCCCCCGGCGGCCCTCTGTGATAGACAGGATAATCCTGATCGAGAATAAAATCATTCCGTAGGAGCATAACGATGCCTATATACCTCGGCGAAACCGACACGACAATCGAACTCGATTGTGGCGTTGATGTCTCGGCGGCCACGCTCATGCAAATTCACTACCGAACGCCGACCGGAATCGAAGGCAACTGGACCGCCGCGCAGTCCGGTCCGACGGTCATCTATTACATCACCGTGGCGAACGATTTGAACGAGGCCGGCCGTTGGCAGATACAAGCATACGTCGAGACGCCCGACTGGAAGGGCTATGGCGACACCTCATCGTTCGAGGTCGAGGAACCGCTCTAGGAGTCAGCCATGAGTCTGAATAAATACGCATTGACATCGACCGACGAGGCGCTCGCCTATCTCGGCGTATCGCCGCGCAAGAACGCACTCTGGGTTTCCGCGACCGCAACGGACGCGACCGCCGCTACCGTCGAGGCGTCCAGCGCTGCCTTGACGCTCATCATAACGGGTGGGACAGATGGCGGGACAACGACGTTCACGTTCACCGACCCCGACTACAACACGATGGTCGAACTCGTTGCCGGCATCAACGCAACCTCCGGCTGGTCGGCAGGCCTACTCTGCGCGGAGCAATCCGACTCTGCTTATCTTGTCTCGACTGGGTCAATGGCGTGTCTCAACGCGCCGACGACGTTGCAGACCATCGACGCATGGACTGTTGAGCGGCTCATCGAGCGCGCCTCGGACTATATCGAGCGCTATTGCAACCGCAAATTCGTCGCCCGTCAATATACGAACGAAGTCTACTGGGGCAACGACAACCCGCGCCTCGTGCTGGACCAGTATCCGGTGAACCGCGTCAACAGCATTAAGTGCGGACGCACGACGGCGGGGCTCATCGCTTGCTCGAACGCCGCCAGCACCGCGTACATCGAAATCACCGACACATCGTTCATCCTGACGGCGGACAACGTGACCGTCGCCACGCTGAAACTTTCCGATTATGCGAACATCGGACTTCTGCGCGACGCTATCAACGCGGTCCCCGGTTGGTATCTCGAACTCTATGGCATCTATTTCGCCAACAACATCTACGTCTCAAATTTGCAGACGACAGAGTTGCTCCCGTCCTACGGAGCCCGCTGGGATTGTTATCCGCGCCGGCTGGGCATCGAGGTCACGAATTTTTATCTCGACTACTACCTCTTCGAGAAAGGACCGGGCTCGGATGAGCGGCGCAATCCCGGCATTCTCTACTACCCGAGCGGGTTCTCTCGGAGCCTGGAATACTTTATCACCTACTGGGCCGGATATCAGCAGATACCGTATGAACTCGAACTCGCGTGTCTGGAGTTGGTGAAGTTCAAATACAACATGATTTCCAAAGACCTCGCGCTCAAGGAGGAGCGGCTCGGCGACTACACCTACACGCTCGCCGACTTCAAGAACGGGATGCCGGAGCAGGTGCGGGCCGAACTCGCACAATTCAAGAAGGTAGTCATCTGATGCCGACGACGATCTCCATCAACGACGTGGGCGTGAAACTCTGGACCTCGGACGCCAACGAGATTCCGGTGCTGATGCAATGGGTGTCCGAGCAATATGAGGACATGAAGCGCCGGGGCGTGACGGACGCCTGGCGGTGGGACTTCGCCCCCGCCGAGAAGGAGAAACGTCTGCGGGAGGGGGATAAATGAGCCGTCTTTGCCGTCTAGGATGCGCTAGGAACGGTTTTCTATCCGTTGCCCGGGTACAACACGGGGTCGAGCCGGAAAACGCCCTACAGCGCAATCCAGGGGGTTTTCGATGAGTCGCGACAATCTCTACAACCGCACCGTCAACATCACGCGGGCCGTCTATACGGCGGACGAGTTGGGCGGGAACTCTTCCAAGTCCTACGCGCTCGTCCGGTCCAACGTCCCGTGCCGGTTCAACAGTCTGTTCACGAAAGAGATGCTGTGGGACTACGATAAGAAAACCGTGTTCGCCAACTACAAAGTCTATCTCGAATATCTTGATGGACTCAAAGAGGGCGACCGGTTGGTTCTGGATGACGGCTCCGTGTATGACGTGAAACTCATCATCCAATGGGACATGGCCAAGACCTACATGGAACTCGCCGTGATGGAAGTGCGCTGATGGAAATCAACGTCAAAATCGAAGGGCTGGATGCGCTGTTCTCGAACCTCCAAGAGTGGGGCAAGCGCAAGCAGGCGAAGATGCAACAGGCGTTGAAATGGGTCGCCGCCGACATCGAGCGTGACGCGAAGTCAATGTGCCCGTGGCAAACGGGCCGGCTCCGCGCCTCGATTTCCTACAACTGGACCGACAGCGGCAAGGGGTTCGGCTCGGTTGACGGCAAGGCTGATACGGCGGACGGCGTGGGTCAGCCGACCGATGTCCCGGCGGGCGGGTTCGCCGTCGTCGTCGGGACGAACGTGGAATATGCCCCCTTCGTGGAATTCGGGCACACAATCCATGCCGAGAAGCAGAGCGTCACGTCGAGTTATGTCGCCACCTACGTGGCCGGGCGCCCGTATCTCTCGCCGGCGTTCTTCTCTCACATGAATGATGTGTATCCGCGCCTGCAAGCGGCGCTCAATGAAGATGAAGGGCTGAAATAATGTACCTGAGGATTTTCTCCGACTTCATGATGCCGCTTCAGAACGGCAACGAGTGGCAGATGTTCATCGAATTCGCGGCGGCTTATTTCGCGCACCGGGACATCACGGACCCGGTTGTCGTCGAGATCGGCACGTGGGACAACCGCCAGAAGCGGTTCTACGAGGCGGCGATGCACGCCCGGCACTTCGGCGTGGACCTGAAAACCGACGGCATCTTCAAGCCCGATATTCTCGGCGACAGCCACAACCCCTTAACGCTTCAGGATTATTTCGACTTGAGCGGGCACGCACCCATCGACCTGCTGTTCATTGACGGCGACCACACCTATGAAGGCATCAAGGCCGATTATGAGTTATGGGGACCGAACGCCCCACGGCTCATCGCATTCCACGACGTTGACAACAAGAAGGAGCCGGGGGCGATGCAATTCTGGGAATACCTGCGCCGCGAGTATGAGGATAAATCCGACGCGACGTTCATCAAGTTCTCGTGCTGGGCCGACCCGTGGAAGATGACCATCCCGAATCTCGGAATCGGCGTCATGGTGAAGCAGATATGAGTGACACCTGCATCCTCGTGACCGCCTTCCTGCGCGACGACCTGACCCAGCGGTGCGTCGAGTCCATCCGTCGGTTCTACCCGGACATCGACATCTTCATCGGGCACAACGGGCACGCGGACCAGCAGGCGGCGCTCAAGGCGTTCTGCAAACGAACGTGCTCGACGCTCGTCCGCCATCCGTTTGACCTCGGGGTGGGCGGCGTGCGGAACGCGACGCTGGAGCAGATACCGGCGCAGTTCCGATACATCTTCGTATGCGAGGACGACATCCTCTTCACGGAGGAGACCGTCATCGAGAAACTCCGTCAGGTGCTGGACGCAGAGCCCACCATCGGGCTCGCTGGCGGTCATCTCCTTCAGCCGGGAGTCGGCGAGCGCCACTACGAAGCGATGATGAAGATTCAGGACGATAATTTCTATGTCACCAAACTCATTCGTCCGGAGTGGCTCGCGGCCGGAGCGACCGGGAAGCCGTCAATCAGGTTCTGCAAGTGCGACCTCATTCTCAATGTGTTCCTGATGCGGCGCGAAGCGTGGGAGTCGAATCCATGGGACGCGCAGTTCAAGACCGCGCTGGAGCATTGCGACTTCTTCTGGTCGCTCAAGACGCGCACGAAATGGCGGGTCGCCTATGTGCCCGAGGTCACGGCAACGCACGACCACGGAAAAGACGCTGACCGCAAAGAGTACGACCATTATCGGAACCGCCCGAAAGGGTGGCGGCTGTTCGGGCAGAAGTGGGGCGTCTGGCAGTCGTGGAACGACTGGAACGCGACGAACCCGATTTCATTCTTCGACATGGAGGAGCGCGTGGAGATTGACCCGAAAGACTCTATCCTGGCGACGGCCATCGAAATCCTCAACCGCCACGGCGTCAAATGGTGGCTGGAGGCCGGGACCTGCCTCGGCGTGTTCCGCGACCGGAAACTCATGTCGTGGGACCCGGACATTGATATCGGCATCGCGCCGGAGAACAGCAAGTCATGGGATGCGCTGAAGAAAGACTTCATCGCCGCCGGATTCGAGCATTACAAAGACTGGCGGCGCGGGCCGCGCGTGCTGGAGGTGTCGTTCCGGAAGAACGCGGGCGGCGATAGAATCAAGTTCGATTTGTTCTTCTTCGGCGTGCGCGGCGATATGTGGTGGCACGGCGCTTGGGGGCCCGAGCAGGCGGGCAAAGAGAACCGCGACTTCCTGCCTCATGTGTTCTCCGCCGAGTTGTTCAAAGAACTGGAGCCGGTCACTTATCGTGGGATGGAAGTCTATCTGCCGGCACCGACGGAGAAGTATCTCGCCGAGCGCTACGGAAAAGACTGGCGGACGCCGGACCGCGAATACAAGTATTGGCTCGACTGCGAGGCCATCGACAAGAACTTCCTCAAGGATAACCGGACGGTGTTCGTCGGCGGCGTGTGGGACTTGTTCCACGCCGGGCATCTCAACATCCTCCGCAACTGCCGTCGTCTTGGGCGAGTCGTCGTCGGAGTGCTAACCGATGAAGCGGCGGCCCGCTACAAGGCGAAACCTATCATCCCGTTCGCCGAGCGGAAGGAAATCGTCGCCTCGCTCGACCTCGTGGATGAGGTCATCACGCAGAACGACAAGAACCCGATACAGGACTTCCAGAAACTCGACATCCATCCCGACTATCTGGTTCACGGCGACGACTGGGACGCCTGTCCCGGCGCGGAGTTCGTCGAGACGTTCGGCGGCAAGGTCGTGTTCTTCCCGTACACGCGGGGCATCTCGTCCTCCAGCATTCGCGGGCGAATCCTGAACAACGCCGCGCTGATGAAGGAGTCGCAGAAGTCCGTGGAGCCGAACGCATGGGCCGGGAAAATCGCCATCGCTATCAAGACGTTCATGCGCGAGCCGGTGCTGATGCGGGCGCTCGACACAATCGAAAAGAACTGCCCGTTGCCGTATAAAATCTATATCGCCGACGACGGGCCGACGCCGAGCGACGCGAAAGCGTACCGCTACGCGAAACTCATGGAGCAGGGCCACGCCGTCATCCGGCTCCCGTTCAACTCCGGCATCTCTGCCGGCCGGAACGCGATGGTCAAAGCCATCACCGAGGATTACGTGCTGATGATGGACGATGACATTCTCATCCCTCCGGGCGACGGATTGCTGAAGATGAAAGAGGTGCTGGACTCCGACTCGAAACTCGGCGTCGTCGCCGCGTTGCTCGGGCTGGAGAACAGCCTCGAACTCTACGGCGGCAAGACCTATGCGAATGGTCTGCGGTTCGAGCGCAACGGCGCGCTCCTGCTCCGCGTCAGCGCTGGCGGGGCGGTCTCCGAGACCGGCGGGGTGCTGTTCAAGTACGCCGACCAGGTGCCGAACTTCTTCCTCGCCAAACGTCAGGTATTTGACAGCGTGCGGTGGGATGATAAAATCCTCGTTGAGTGGGAACACATGGACTTCTTTCTCCGGCTCAAAGAGGCCGGATGGAAGGCGGCTGTCTGCGTCGATGTGCGGGCCGTTCATCAGCGTTCCGAGCCGACATACGAATACGAGGGATATAGACGGGCCGGGGTGCCGTCATATTTCCTGCAAAAGCACGGGCTCGAAAAGGTCATCAATCAATATGCGTAAGACTTAAGGCATGAGGAAACTCCGTGACATATACGATGCAATGGAACATTGGATTTTATGATCTGCTATCCGCTCTCTACACGCGGCTGACGACGGACAGCGTGACCTCTGCCTACCGGATATATGATGAGGTGCCGGAGACGGTGGCGTTCCCGTTCGTCCACATCTCCGGGCCATACGGCGTGCGCTCGACGAACTTTTCGGCGCAGGACCGATTCTCAGAGAACCACATCGTCACCATCGACATTTTTTCCGACTATGCCGGAAACAAAGAGTGCGCCGAGATGATGAGTGCCGTGAGCCAGGCGGTGAGCGGAACGCCGCTCGCGGTCACGGGCTACAACGTGCCGCTCGTGCTGATAGATTTGTTCGATATTCTGATTGATGCCTCCGCGCCGACGCACGTCGTCCGGCACGGAATCATCCGATACCGGTTCCATCTGGAGCCGACAACTTGAGCAACTAACAAGGAGAATATTTATGACTACAGGTGCTGTTACTGGGCTTTTCTGCACAGTCAAAATTGGAACCTACGTCGTGGCGGGCGCCAAGACCGTCACGCTGACGCTTGCGGGCAAGGCCGTGGATGTGTCCTCGGCGGACGACATCGGCTGGGCCTCGTTCCTGCTTGGCCGGCGCGATTGGAAGGTCGAGACCGACGGGCTGTACATCTACAGCGACACGGCAAAGAAACTGCTCTGGGCCTACTGGATGCAGACGATGTCGTCAGCGTCGGCGGTGACCCCGCTCGCGATTATCTTCACGACACCGGACGGAAACACCTACACCGGCTCGGCAGTCCTCACAGACCTGACCTGGAAAGGTCCGTATGACGCCGAGATGACCCACAAAGCGACGTTCCAGGGCACGGGAGTGCTTGCGGCGGCTCATTCATAATTTTCACATAGAAGGAGGCTTCATGCCTGTTCAAGCCATCCCAATCGAACTGGGCGGCGAGAGCCACACTCTGCGCTATGATTTCCGAGCGCTGGCGAGACTGGAAAAGGAATTCGGCACCCCTATCGTTGACATCGGCGAGCGGCTCAAAGGCAAACTGAACCTTGCCGATTTGACGATTCTTCTATGGACCGGACTGCTCCACGAGGACAAGTCCATGACGCAGGAGAAGGCCGAGGACCTCGTTGGCGGAGAGGACATCCTCTACCTCGCCTCAAAGGTGACGGAAGCGTTGACGGCGGCATTTCCGGCCGTCAAGGAGCCGCTAAAAAACTGACCGAGGGCGGGGAGCCTGCCGAGACGCCAGACTTGTTGACGCAGGCTTTCGCTCTCGCCCTCGGCGCGTTGGCGCTCTCGCCGTTTGAGTTCTGGGTGATGACGCCGATGGAACTTGACGCGATGGCAGACGGATACCGCCTGCGCGAACGGCAAGCGTGGGAGAGGACTGCTTGTCTCCTGTCGGCTCTGACGGGACAGAAAATTGACCTCGACAAGATGCTACAACCATTGAAATCGACAAAGCATCGGCCCGTAGTCGCGGAGCCGACGACTCAAGCAGAGGCCGATAAGTTCATCGACGAGATGAACGCGATAAACGACATGAGCGCGAAACAGAAGCGGGAGCGGTGGCCGGAACTGTTCGGGGAGGCGGCGGGGCCGCAAGCCGTGGAGGACCTGCTGAAGAAGAAACCCGGTGAGATGATGGAGAACTAAGATGGCCGACGCTGGTACGCTCTACGTTCAAATCGGCGCGAAGATGGATGAGTTGACGTCCGCGCTGACGCAGGTCGCCGCGCTCCTTCAACAACTATCTAGCCAAGCCACTAACGCGGGAGCGCAAATACAGACCGGGCTTGCACCGGCCAAGGACGCCATCAATAACGTGGCGCAATCCGCGACGCTGGGACAGACTGCGGCCACGAACCTTAAAGGGGCCATCGGGCAGATGGCCGCCGGATTCACAATCGGTATGCTCGCCGTCAACCTGTTCCACAAAGCCATCTCCGAGGGCAAGGCTATCGTTGAGGACTGTATCAAATCGGCCCTTGCCTATGAGGAAGCGAATAGCAAACTGGCCGCCGCACTCGAAATTACGGGCCGGCAAGCGAGTCAGGAGATCGGGTTCTATCAGAATCTCGCTGATGCGGAATCGAAGGTTACGACCTATTCCAAGCAACAAACTCTTTCTGCCGAGGCCCTCGCGCTACAGATGACGACTCTTGATGAGGATGGCATCAAGCAGGTTATTCAGGGAGCCGAGGGTTTAGCATTCGTATTCGGCGGTGATTTGGATACCCGCACCCGTCAAGTCGCCAGCGGAATGGAAGGCGTCTATGGGCGGTTGCAGATGCTTATCCCGGCCCTCAAAAACGCCGGGAGCGAATCAGAAAAACACGCTATTTTCATGAAGGCCATCGGCGATGCTTATAAAGCCGCGCAAGCCTATGCCGATACGTTCGGCGGTCAACTCAAGCAACTCCAGAACACCACAGAACTCTTCGGTGCCCAGATGGGCGATGTGGTTCTGAAATCTACGGAATTCAAGACGGTCCTCGGGCTGATGAAGGACTTGATGGATGCCTTCGCCGCGGCCACGGATAAGACCATCGGCCCTCTTGGTATTTTGACAGAGGCTATTCACGCCGTCGGGCAGGTACTGTTGGATAAATATGGCATCGCCCTGGCGTGGGCGTTGAAAGAACAGCAGGAGGCGAATCGTGATTTTGCGGCCATGCACCCGACGTTCGAGCAACTTTACCACGTTGACCTCCCTGCAATGGGCCAGCAGTTAGACCGGAACGCGATTTACTGGATGGACCTCGAGGGACGGGTCGTCGCGATTGAAGAGCCGTTCATAAAGGTGCGGGATATTGCCGCCGACCTCGCCAAGGAATTCAAAGACCTTGGCCTCAAAACAGAAACGGAGATAACAGATAAAATCAAATTAGCAGAAAAGGCATTAGCCGATTACATCGCGACCGGTGGCAAGGCACCGGGCATTATCTCGAAACTTGGCGATGAGATAAAAAAACTCGGCTCAGAACTGCTCTCTACCGACTTGGAGTTGGATAAGTTCGGGCATTACGTTCAGGCCGGGACGAACATTATCACCAACCAATTCCACGACATCACGCTGGCCTCGGAACTTCCGGCGCGTTCTTTTGAGAAAACGACGAATGACATCATCGGCGATATGTACGATATCGCCGGGGCAGTCAAAGACGGGTGGGGCGAATGTGCCCCGGAGTTTCAGGCCGTCGATGATGCTCTAGACAAGATAGCGGATAAAGTGTCGAAACTCCCAAAGGCACACAACAAAATGTTTCAGGAAATCAACCAAATCCTCATCCAAGCGACCGCGACGCTCGGACGCGACTGGGGCAACCTACTTGACCAATGGGCATCGGGGACCATCACGTTCAAGACGTTCTTCGAGGATATCTGGAAGTCCATCTTGAAGTTCTTCCTGGAAATCATCGGCCAGATGATTGCGAAATTACTATTCTTTAATATCCTCGCTGCCGCATTGAACCTTATCCCCGGCATCGGGACCGCCTTATCCGGGGCTTTTAAAGCCGCAGTTGGCCTAGGGAGTGCGGGCGCGTCGGCGGGGAGCATTGCGGGGGCTGAACTACTGATGGGCCAGCAGGGCTGGCAGGGCATCGTGAGCCAGCCGACGCTGTTCCTCGCCGGCGAGGCGGGACCGGAGGGCGTCTCCATCACGCCGGGCGGGTTCGGTGGCGGCGGCAGCGGCGGCAACATGACCATCAACCTCAACGTCACGGCGATGGACGGAGCCAGCGTCCTGCGTGTCTTTAGAACGCAACTCATGCCGCTCATCCAGGACGGGCTTAATCGACGGTTGTTCACCGTCCCGCGCAACGCGCTAGGAGGCATCTGATGTCCAGTAGAATCCTCTACAACAACCTCTGGGACGGCGGGACGCTGACCGACAGTTCCGAAGCCTCCGGCTATGCCGGCACGAATACACAACAGCGGTGGCCGACGCGGGTATGGCGCTCGACCGGAATCACAAGCGAATGGATTAAAGTCAATCTCGGCTCGGCGAAAGCCATCCAAGCGCTCGTCCTCCACGACCACAACCTCACGGCCGGCGCGACCGTCACGCTTCAGGGCAATGCCACAGACTCATGGGGTGCCCCGTCCTACAATCAGGCGCTCACATGGGCCGTGGCCGGCGACGGGCCGTACACGACGTTCTGCTATTTCCCCGCCTCGACGCAGACCTACCAATGGTGGCGGCTGACGGTCGCTGATACCGGAAACACGGCGGGCTATCTCTCCGTCGGGCGAATCTTCCTCGGCCCGTACACCGGACTGACCCGCACCTACAAGTCACGGAAATCGTCCTACGAGGACCCGTCGGTCGTCGAGACTTCCATCGGGGGCCAGAAAACATCGTTCCAGTTGACGCGCTATCGAACGTGGCAGTATGACCTGCCGAACATCGCGTCGGACAAATCGACGCTTCTCGGCATTCTGAAGGTGGTCGGCACCAGCGTCCCGTGGTTCTTCTGCGAGGATTCCACCTATCCGTCCGTGATGACGTTCTACGTCCAGTATGCCGGGGCAATGAGTTTCTCCTACAATGCCGACGACTATCAGGTCGAAGCGGCGTCAATGAAATTGGAGGAGATGAGATGACGGTCCCGCTGGAGATAGCGAAGCCGGACTCGAAACTGGCGTTCATCTTCGAGATTGAGGTCGGTCAGCGTATTGATACCGCCTCGTGGTCGTCCGAAGGCTCCAGCACTTACTCGACGCTCGCGTGTCTGACGGCTCCGGCCGAGGTGCATGAGGCCAGCAACACGACGTTCCTGACGACTGATGACCAGTCGGTCGGGAGCGTGGCGACCTGCAAGATTACGGCCGGTAGTTATTACTACGACCCCGCCGCCGCGAAACTCTACCTCCACGCCATCGCCGGCAACAATCCGAGCGATACGACGATCGCGGTGATGGCGTTCTACTGGCGGCGGTTCTGTGACCAGCAATACCCGCCGCCCTATACCATTGTCGATAGCGGAGGCTTTGAAATCGAGCCCCGACTTCTCAAGGACTCCATTCCGGAAATCACGCTGGAATTGACGATGTTCTATGAAGGCACCCAGCGCCAGACATGGGACACCATCACCATCGCCAACGGTGACGGCGCGTATGACCTGGACATTGTGAACTTCATCTGGGAGTCGCGCCTCTGCTATCTGAAAGCCGTCGTTCCGGGCGAGGCGTATTCCGCCGCTGTGAACTGTGTGCGGGCCAGAACGGGCAAGGTGACCTGGGCCGATGACGTTCTCAGCGTAGACGTCGAGGACCAGATGCTCAATACGGACTGATGACGATTATGATAAACACGATTATACCTCTCCGCAATTACGACATTGTGACATATCCGAATATCGACCCGACTGCCGTCGGCAACGCCATCCCCATCGGGTACGGCACGTTGACGAACATCCCCCCGACACAAATCGACACGACGGCGCACGCATTCAAAATCGTGGACCAGAGCATCCATTCCATCGACGCCATTCGCTCGGCGGCGAAGAATCCGCTCATCCTCGGCCTCGACTACACGCAGGACTTGACGACCGGGCAGTTCACGCTCATTTTCAACCAGAAGTTCTCGGTCGGCATCGGCCACACATATTACTTCTCCATCGAGGGCGACTTCGCCATCAGCGGCTCCAACTATGTTGTCGTCGGCGAGAGTTCCAGCGTGGCGAACGGGCAGGGCTATACAATCAACGGTTCTCGGGGCTGGAGCTCAACCTCCGGTCAATCCGTATCGTTCCAACTCTACGGAAAGGTGGCGGTGGACGCTGCCGAGACATTATATATCGACAACTCAGATACCAGCGGGACGGCTAAAAATTTGAGGAACTCCGCGACCGACACGGCCATCGGGCAGGCGTTCACGGTCGGTACGCAGTTCTTCCCGACGAAACTCATTCTCTATGGCGGCTCCGTGGTCGGCACGCCGAGCGGGAATGTCTGGGTCAAGTTCTATTCGTCGAAATCTCCGGAGACGCAGTTCGGGCCGCTGACGGCCACCATCCCGGCAAACGAGGCGACCGACGGCGCGCAGTTGGCCACGCCGATCTGCAACGAGGACACGAACCTGACGTGCGACATCCAGGGCCCCGTCAACGGCTCCAGCGTCGTCATCACCACCGCCGACGATGTCATCTATGATATTGTCGTCGGCATCATGGGCTACCCCGCCGCGACGCTCGATGCGACGGCGCTCGCCGCGATGCACACCAGATGCACACAGACGCTAGGTATCTTCGTTGACCGGCAATTGACATTCGGCGACTTCAATAGCCAACTCGAACAGACGGTCCTCTACAAGTGGACGCCCTACCATGACGGCACCTACGGGACGGTCGTATTCCTGAGCGGCACGCCCGCCAACACGCCGGTGCTGGCCGACGAGGACTTCATCATGTTCAATGTCATCCACGAAGTGCAGGCCATCCAGAAGCACATCAACATCAAATACGCCGAGAGCCTGGACGGGCAGACGTTCAAGGCGAAGGATATGGTGTCGAATATCTCCAACTTCTTTTACTCGAACGCCGAGTCGTTGGAGATGGAGACGTACCTCGTCGCCGATGCCGATGCGGCGGCGCTCTGCGCGAACTTCCTGACGCTCTACCAACAGCCGCAAATCCTCGTTGATTTCGAGGTCCACGGTTACGGGCTGAACCTCGTGCCGGGGCGCGACAAAGTGAGCATCAGCCGCACGCGGGCCCCCTGGCCGGGCGGCGCGATGACGAACGTGCTGTTCCGAATTATGAAAATCGTCAAGAAGCCGCAGAGCGCGACGACGGAAATCATCGCCCAACTCGACACGCAGACCATCATCTATACATAGGGGATAAGCCATGCCGGTATCAGGAAAACGAATCGCGCTTAAGCAGGACGTGGAAGCGCTGTCCAGGAAACTCCAGAACATGATTCGGGGTGGCCCGTACATTACGCTGGACGCCCCCACGGGTATCGGAGGATCGCTTGCGACATTGAGCGATGTAAATCTTTCGGGCGTTCAAGATGATGATTCTCTCCGATATAATTTATCGGCGGGGATGTGGGAAAACGATAGCAGAACATTTGTCAGGCCGGAATGGTACGGGGCGAAGGGCGACGGGACGACGGACGACACGGCGGCGATTCGGGCGGCGATAACCGCTGGTGCGGCGGCGAAACTCCCCGTGGTATTGTCTGGGACATATGTGTTTACGGCCACGTTATCATTGCCTCAATACACGATTTTGCGGGGGGTCAATGCCGGGGGAAGCACAACCTTGGGCTATGGGGCGGTTCTAATTTTTAACCCATCTTCTGCAATCCCGGCCATACAGACTAACCCCGGTGGTTCATATTGTAATTCCATCGAACTAGATAATTTTCATTTGAAAACCGATGGCATACTTGCATATCCGACTATCGGGATTGATTTTAATGGTGTGCTTGGCGGGAAGATAAGCGGAGTGGGGATTGCTGGTCCGTTCAGCGTGGCGGGGTTGGTTGTGGATGGTCCACTAGATTGCCAGTTGGACAAAATTGACATTGGCAATACCAATGCGACTCAGGCGATGGCTTCTGGGATTTTATTTACGGGGACATCTTGGGTTGGGACAACGACAACAATTTTGGATATTTATATTCATGGGCTTCTCGGTTCTGCGGTGGGCGGCATAACGGATGGGATTGTCGTCGAAGGTGATTATGACATAGTTTTTCTAAAGCCTATCGTTGAAACGATAAGTCGCTATGCTTGCAACATCCACAAGGGAAGTCGGGTTGATATATATTCCCCCTATGTTGAAAACTGTCCAAACATTGACGGAGCGATTCCGATAATTAGGGTTGCCAAGGATGACCTTGGGGCGACACCTACAACTATTGTCAATATCTGTGGCGGAAATCTCGGGGGTCCAAACTCGGGTTATTCATTGGCGTATGGATTCCAGGTTGGAGAGGCATATCTTGTAAATGTGGCGGGGACTACCCTTGAGCGCGTAGGCCATATTCTAGAATCAGACGCTTGGTACGGCGGCGGGGCTGGCCCGAAAATAAGTTTCCGTGGGATTACCGACAACAATGGCTCATCTTATTTCGGGACTGTCGGAGACCCCGATGCTCTTTATTGGGACCAAAGTAATAGAGTAGGCTATCCCCCCCTCGCCCATGCTGGACTAGGGACAGGGGGCAATGTCCCAATTTATTATAAATCTCCAGGGATGCAGTATTTTGCCACAGATTACGGGACTCGCGGTGGTCCGATTTGGTGGAATGGGACGGAGTGGGTTGACGTATATGGACAGTCCGTAACATTAACTTCTTATCTAAATCCTTCTGTTGCGGCGTTTACCATCGGAGATGAAACTGTTGGGGAATTGTGGGGGACTTCTATAACGCTAGGGAACACTCTTATAAATGCCAGTTTTGAATTGCCCACAGGAGATGACGGAAATCCACCGAGTTGGTATAGAAGCAACTGTGATTGCGCTACGGTTGTCGGAGGGGAAAGTGGATATTGCGTCCAAATAACTAGAAATGCGGCTAATTTTCAATGGATTTTGCAGGGAGCGTCTGGCCTAGTGGTCGGCAGGACTTATTCCGTTTCGGCCTATGTAAAATCGGGAACCTCTGGTAACGAAACATACAAGATTTATGTATCAGATTGCGGAGGGGGCTCATATGGGTCACCTCTTATAACCGGGACGACATCTGGCTCATGGGTTCAGGTTACAAACACATTCGTCGCTACAGGAACTACCGGAAATTTCATTTTGATGAAGGATTCCGCTACTCCCGGCACGATGTTATTTGACGAGGCCAATTGTCATGGCATCACCTCTGGAAATGCAGACGTTGTTGGGGTTTACAAAGTTGCTGGCACCCAGGTCGTCGGGGCGCAGGGTGCGGCGGTTGCTGACGCCTCTGCCGTGTCTGGAACGGCGACAAGCGGGGGGTATGGATTTGTGAGTTCTACGGAGATGAACAATTTTATTTCTGGAGTCAACGCCCTAAAAGACCAATTTAATACATTGCTTTCTAGGGATAGGGCGCATGGATTGATAGCCACGTGAGGTGGATAGATGTGTTGCCGATGGGTCAAGGTCTGCCGCTGTGACCAATCGGCGTAGCGTGCGCTTATCGGCCTAACCGCAGAATCGCCTAGAGTTTCCCCGCGAGTCCGCACCAGCCTCCGGGAATTTGACCATATTCATACGGATGTGTTCCTCTGCTATTTGGCCCAGGGACACCGATGACCTCTATCATTCCGATGCGCCACATGGCGCACTTATCCTCTAGGCAGGGGGCAAATCCATAATCATAAACAGCATAACTGGTGTTTTCCTCATAGGGGCTATAAGCCCTCCTAAATGGGCATAGTTTCGGTTCGCTCATACCCATGCCCAACCCTTCGTTAGACTTGGTTTCTCCCCGGATCGCTGGTGTATCTGTTCAAGCATCCCGGCGATGATGATCTCCGTCGCGTGCTTTGGCCCCTCGATGTTAATCAGATCCGGCGAGACGTTCGAGCGGAGCAGGAGAGCTGTCGCGTACCGACGGTTTGGCCGCCAGCGGATAATCACTTCCACGTCGCCTGTCAGTTTCCTTTTTGCGCGGCCCATCAGAGTTCCATCGCCTCTATCTCGGCGATAGCCGTCGAGCCGTTCTCGGCGCGGTCCACTAACTCGAACACCCGCTCATTCCATCCGGCGATGAATGACATTCCCGTGGCACGGTCGATGCGGACGGGCGTCGTCCCATATCCGGCGAGGTCGATATAATAGCCTCGAGCGGCGGGGAACTGCGCGTGATATTGGGCCCAAAGCGTTGCGGACTCATGCACGATGGCGTAGCGAGGATCGCTGTCCCACCATTGGCAGTCGGTGAAGAAGATGACCTTGTCGAACTCGGCTTTGCTCTGGAGCAGGAATTTGAGCGCCAGATATCCGTTCGTCGAACCGCCGAGCGTGCCTTGCATCTTCGAGAGGTGCGCCGCGTTCGCCAGGACCCCGGCGCGCGGCAGGTTCACGAGTTGGAACCGATTGGCGAACAGCCCGACCTTCGGGTTCTTCAAGTACGTGTTGAGCAGAGAGGCCATGACGATGCCGACCTCATAGAGTTTGACCTTCGATTGGGAGGACAGCGCATTGTCCATCGAGCCGGAGATATCGCAGACCAGCATCACGCGGTCGTCAGCGTCGATGCCTTTGATGTTCTGGACGGCGACCGTCATCGCCTGCTCCAGAGCCTCCGCGACCCGGCGGTCGAACTTCAATCCATCCATTGCCGACAATTCCCGCGCGGCCGAGAAGAAACGGAACGGGAACTGGCGGGAGCGCATGACTTCCTCTTCGTTGCCGAGCCGGGCGCAGACTTGCTCGACGTGCGCGCTCGAAACGCCGGCGCTCAGGATGTTCCGCAGATTGCGGAGCAACGCCATATAGCCGACCTTGCCGGAGTCCAGCAACGCTTCCCACGTCTCGCGGTTGTTGCCCTTCGCGGAGAGTTCCGATTCCCACGTATAGGCGGCTCCGAGTTCGTTGGCGGCGATTTTCTTGTAGAGCGCCTCACGCTCGGCTGTCGGCTTCGGGTGGCAGAGGAACATCACATCGCGGAGCGAGATGCCTTTGCCCGCACCGTCCCATTTAGAGAATTGATACTCGTCGAATCGCCCGAACGCATCGGCCAGCCCGAGTTGCAGTTGGTGGGACATCTTCGAGAGTTGCTTGGCTCCGGTGCGCGGGTTGAGAAGCGCGTAGCATGAGAGCGTCTCCGTCAACTCATCGACGCGCCGGATGACGCGGCCCGCGACCCGTCGCACGAGGTCGTCGCCGCTGTGCAGTTGTGCGAGTTCGGCCAGTAGCATGATGGGGATTGAGCGGAGCCACATCGACTCGCGGCAATAGATGGCAAGCCGCGCCGTGAACTCCGGCGGGGCGCTCTGCACGAGCCGCGTGAGGCGCTCCAGTTCCGCTTCGGTTGTCGCGTAGAACTTGTCGCTCAAAAGACTCGTGACGGCCAGCGCATACAACTCCGCCTTCGCTTCGAGCGTGTAGGCGGGCGCGCCTTCGTAGTTGACCGTCGGGGCTTTGGCGGCCGAAGTGTTCCGGCCTTTCGTCGTGGTGTTGAACCTCGTCATTTCCTTTCCTCCTCCGTGCGAGATATTTATGACGAGGGAATCAGCGGACGCGGAGGTGCCTTGCCATTAGGCTACGCGCCCGGCGGCGCGGCAGGATTCGAACCTGCAATCGTTGTGATACGAAGTATCCGCATCCTACGCCACTCGTCTCATTGGCGAATATTTCAACGCGGGAACAAACGACAGCGGGAACGTATGCGCGCAACGGCTTTCGCCGTCCGCCTTCACGCTCCTCAGGCGAAGTAACCGCCATCTACGCCACGCGTCTGATGCATTAAAAAAGCAAGGGCGGAACAATCGGCGCGGCCTTCGTATCTTCGCGCTACCACTGCGCAATGTTCGCCGAAACGAACAGGTGGAATCGAACCACCGACTTAAGATTTGCATTGAAGTATGCCACCCCTACGCCAGCCCTTTGAATTCATAAAAGAACGGAGGAACAATCGCCAGGGCCTTTGTTTCAAGTGAAGGATTCCCCGGCTACGCCATCCGTAAAGGTCGATGCGATGAGACGAGGAGTTTGGCACTACATCGACCCTCATTGTTCTTGGCTTTCTCATCTCGTCTCTCGCAATTCTTATAACACACGTTGATAAATTTTGCAAGTTCTTTTTTATCGGGGCGCCAGAACTGCCGTCCAAAAAAACCGCCAGCGCCTTCTATCCCCTCGAAAGATTTTTTATAACCATCGCCGTATCAACGACATAGAAAAATCTTTTTACTTGCTATTCGTTTTAATGAGTTTTATACTGATGCCATGATAAACAAGATGATGAGCAGACAGGAAGAGCCGGCGGCCACGGGGTCGAGCCTAGCCTGTCTAAAAGATATGCCGCAAGTCAACGGCAGACGTATCCGCGCAGGGGCCAGAACCCATCGCACAGACTTCGATGGGCGCGTCCCTGAGAGTCCCGGAACGGTCACGCTGTAACGGCAACATCACGACCGGATAGGGAACGAGTCGGACGCTCATAAAGAGCGGAGACCGAAAAGTTCATAAGCCGGTGACACCTCAAAACACCTCGGGGCGGCGGGCGCGGGTCCGCCTCTCTATTTGAGGGCGCGAATTAATCGTAGCCGATGGCTGGGGCCGCAAGGCACCGTTGACAACGGGGTACAACATAAGCCCATCGGAGCGTTGGCAATCGCCGCTTTAAATCGCGCCTTCAAACGGGGACGACCCCTAATTCAACCGCAGGAGGTGTTTCGTGGGACAACAGTATTACCGGGAGACGACGGCGGCGGAGTGGCTCAAGGAGGCCAAGGAGGCCGTCCAGCACGCCATCGAATGTCTCGGGCAGATTTCGGGGATTGGCGTTGACGTTCGCGACGAGATATTCAACACCCCGAAGTCCAGGTGCCGCTGTTCTCAATTCGCGGTCGGCGAGCGTATCCAAGACCTAGAGGACGCGGAGGACGAAGTGGCGCGGCTCGTCTCGTACCTCGACCAGACGCCGTGGGGCGATTTGCAAGCGTGTAACGTCGAGTCATTCGAGACGTGGCGCAACAGCGCGGTCGCAGAACAGGACCGCAGAGGCGCAAGATGAGCGCCAAGAAGCCGGAACTCGCAATCATCGGGAAAGACGGGAACGCCTTTGCCATCCTCGCGGCGGCAGGGCGGGCGGCGCGTCGGGCCGGATGGACACAGGAGCAGAAGAACAAAATGATGTCCGAGGCCACGTCGGGCAACTACGCACACTTGCTCCAAGTCCTGCACCAGTATTTCGAGGTCTGCTGACGCGGCAAAGCGGAAAGTCTGAAGGAGGTGTTTCTATGAAAAAGACCTTATCTATGGTCTGTCTGGCGTGTATAGCGGTAGTTCTGCTATCGTCGTGCGCGGGGTTTGTGGTCGGCCTGAATCAGTCCATCGGGAACTATGTCCCACAACCGGACCGTGCCGCCCGCTACTTCGCCGCGCATCCGTATCTTTCGGATGACATAAAGGCGGCGATTCTACGCGGCGAGGTCATCCTCGGGATGCACGGCGAGGACGTAGAGTTCCTGATGGGCGACCCCAACGAGACGAGCAACACGACGATGGCGGGGGCGGTCCTGGAGACCTGGTCTTATCGGGTCGAGGGCTTCGGCGGGCCGCCGTCCTATACGTTCGTGTATTTCACCAACGGCGTCGTCTCCTCCGTCAGTCGGGTCAATCGTTGAACGCCATGGAAACGCTCATCGAATTGTGCTTCTGTCTGGCGGCCGCGTTCGTCATCGTCTGCGTCATCGCCGGTATCGAATGGATTGCCGGCCGAGTGACTAAAAGAGGCCGGAGGCTGATATGAGCGCATCTGGCGCGGGCGGCATCATCTACGTCACGACTTGCCTAGTCAATGGCAAGCAATATGTAGGTCTGCACACGCGGGGGCAGGCCGGTTATCTCGGGTCAGGCCATGTTCTTGCCAATGCCATCAAGAAATACGGGCGCGAGAATTTTGAACGCAAGACGATAGACGAATTCGGCAGCATTGAGGAAGGTTGCGCTAAGGAGCGGTACTGGATTTCCGAGATGAACACAAAAGCCCCGCATGGCTATAACCTCAACGGCGGCGGTGAGGGGCAATTTAATCCATGCGAAGAGACGAGGGCCAAAATCAGCGCGAATAATGGCTCACGTAGCCCGGAGGCGAGGGCCAAGTTAAGCGCGGCCGGGATGGGCAACAAGAACCTCCTAGGTTACCGCCACTCCGACGAGGCGAGGGCCAAAATCAGCGCGAATAGCGGCTCACATAGACCGGAGGTTAGGGCCAAGGTCAGCGCGGCTCGTGTGGCTTATTGGGCGAAGCGGAAAGCAATAGAGGCTACCCCATGACGACGCTCAAGGGGCAACTTCATCGGACGGTTCAATGTCCGCACATGGCGCGCCCAATCGTCGTGACGTTGGACGCAGAGACGAAGCGCATCGGCTTTCGTGAGAAGGGGTGTCGGCACGTCTATTGGCTTCCCATTCAGACCATTTTTACGATGGCCATCAAGGCGGGGAATGCCGAATAGGCAACTAGGGCCGGGGAGAGCAATCTTCCCGGCCCTTTTTTTTGCCTAAAATATCTTGCTTTTCACGGCGAAATGTGTTACAACTTATTTATATCAAGGAGGCCGAATGACAAACGTGAAAGAAAATCAATCACCCGCCGCAAAGAAATGCGCCTATAAGCCGTGTCGAAAATCGTTCACCCCAAAGCGTTCGTTCCAGCGTTACTGCTCCCGCAAGTGCGGCTGGAGCGACTGGATGGCGAACAACTATGGCACGCCGGCACACAAGAAAGTGGACGCGCTCGCCGCCCGCGTCCGAGACCTGGAAACACGGCTGAATAAGCCATGATGAAAAATCTACGAGGAGGTAACGTAACATGACGGAGGAGAAAAAGGACGCCCTGGGAAGGCCGTCCTCGGAAAAGGTGCAGGTGCCGGACGTGGCGAACGTCCGGGCGCTTGCAAAGGACCTGCTGGACTCGGGGCTGTTCCCTGGCGTGAAGAATGTTGCGGGAGCCGTGACGGTGATCCAGGCCGGGCTCGAGCTCGGTATCCCGCCCGTCGCCGCGTTGAACACGATGGCGATCATCAACGGCCGGCTGACACTTGAGGCGAAGGCGTTGCTGGCTATCGCCCAGAATAGAGCCGGCGTTTCCTGGCGCGTGACGCGAGAGGACGAGAAGGGCTGCGAGATCATCTTCTCTAGGCCCGGATGGCCAGACGCCGCCTCGACGTTCACAGAGGACGAAGCGAAGGCGGCCGGCCTACTCAGTAAGGCCAACTGGAAAACGTGGCCCAAAGATATGTATTTCGCTCGGGCCGCAAGTCGGGGAATCCGGCGCATCGCCCCAGATGCGGTCCTCGGCCTCTACTCGAAGGAAGAGATGACGGACGCCACGCCGCTTAACGGACCAGCAGTAGCGACGGAAGTCAAACCCGCCGAAGTCCACTCGCCAGCGCCCGTCAAGGACGAATGGACGGACATGAGCGGGACGGTACCTGTCGGAAAACCCTATGGCGAAACGGGGCCGTCAGGCGAGGATGGGCCGGAAGCCGACCCGCTCGCCGAGGCGCATCAGCCGAAGGACGGCAACAAGACGATCAAGCTCGTCCTTTCCGATGGCAAGGCGCGGATGTTCACGAAGGCCGAGGCGCTCAAGAAGTTCGCCAAGGTCAAGCAAGTCCTGGGCGAGGACGACTACGCGGAGATCCTGCAACTCGGCAAGTACGCCGACGCCACGCAGATTCCTGACCACTCATTGCCGCTGATGTATTCGATGCTAATCGGCCGCGTTCAGGAAAATCAAAAATATTCCGAGGGCAAAGAAGAAGAAAAATGAGAACTCCCGAACAGAAGACGGAAGCATTGACCGTCCTTGAAAAAGCGGACGCTATCGCCGTCGTCGATCAACCCTCGCTGACCGTTGCTAATGACTATCTCTTGCAGGTCAAGGAAATCCGGCGGCGGGTGGACGACAAGGCTAACCCCACGATTGCCGAAGCCTATCAGCACCACCGGCACCTCGTGGCTCTCAAGAAGGAACTGACGGACCCCCTGGACCGCATCGAGGCTATTTTGAAGCCCAAGATCGCTCAGTTTTTAAAAGCCGAGGACGAGCGACGTCTAGCCGCAGAGCGCGCCGCACAGCGAGCGAAAGAAGTCGCGGAGGCGAAGGCGGTTGTCGCCGCCGACAAAGCGACGGACCTCATCCACGAGGGCCGGCTCGACGAAGCGGAGAAGGTCGTCGAACAGGCCGCCGTTGACATCGAGGCGGTGAACGCCAGCGTGCCCCTCATTCCGGACAAGCCGGTGGCGGAGGGCGCGTCGCTTCGCACGCTGTGGGAGTGGGATGTCGAGGACGAGAGCAAAGTGCCGCGCCTGTTCCTGAAACTGGATGAGGTCAAAATAAACGGCTATGTCCGCAACATGAAGGACCAGGGCCACATCGACGGCATCCACATCTACAAGACGACGACTGTCGCGTCGCGAGCTGGCGCGCGATAACCTCTTGACTTTACGAGAGGTCCATGATAGGATTCCAGGCGTGAACACCGCCAATGAAACAAAGTAAATCGGCCCTGGCCTCGCAGTCTGTCCGAAACCCATTCGGGGTGCGGTGTTCACCAGCGCGAGGTCGGGGCTTTTTTATGCAAGGAAAAGCCCCGATGCCAGCAGGGCGTCGGTATTTAACTTTAGGAGGTCTATATGAATGACTGGTACAAACTAAACTGGGAAGGCAGAGCGGCCCTTCAAGAAAAAGTCAATCGTCTCATCGACCAGAGCTTTGACGATTGCGAACTAAAGATCGACGAAGCCTGCCGCCAGCGCGATGCAGCCGAGAAGCAGTTGGCCGGGAAGGATCAAGAGATCCATGCCCTGAGGCTCGAAAATGCACGGCTGCGAGAGGGGCGCACTCTCGGCGACATCGAGAAAGACTTCGCGTTCGAGCATCGGGCCGACCAAGCGAACTTTAAGGCAAAACAAGATACGTAATGATGCCGTGCGGCGTCGGGGCTTTTTTATTTGAAGGAGGAACATGAAAGACGATGCGATTATTGTGCGGCCCGATGATGCGCTAGAGACGGCCGAAATCCAGGAAGAGTGGTATGAGGCGCTTATCGAAGACCTCAGAGCCATCGTTGTCGAATCAGTTTTCAGGTCCCGATGGGCCACCATAGAGGGCAAGCATCAATTCGGAGAGCGTATTCTTGAGGAAAATGACAATTTTACCCGGAAGAAGATATACGCCAAAAAGATAGTCCGATTAATCGGATTATCTTTGCGGGTTCATCCTCAACGCATCTGGGAAACCATACAATTCGCAAAAAAGTATCGTCTTGATGATGCGGATACCGATGATCTTCGTGGCGTGAAGCTCACGGGGCATCCCCGGGAAGTGCTCCCCGAAGGCAAAAACCTCAGTTGGTTTAAAATTACCCATAAATACCTTCCGGCGGCGGAACGCCAAGAACAACTCGACGCCATCGTCGTTAAGCCCAGCGAGCGGTGGATCGCCGAGATAGGCGATATCAAGGCCTACCAAACCGACCGGCGGTTCGATTTCATCATCACCGATCCGCCCTATCCAAGGGAATACTTGTCGCTTTATTCCGTCCTGGCCCGCCGCGCCAAGGAATGGCTGGCACCAGGCGGACTGCTCCTTGCTATGTGCGGGCAGTCTTATCTCGACGAAGTTTATGCCCTCCTATCGAAAGAGCTGCGCTACTACTGGACGGCGTGTTACCTCACGCCCGGGCAACCAACCCCGATCCAGGCGCGCCAAGTGAACACAAGCTGGAAGCCGATCCTAATCTATGGCCTTGATGAAAAATATAAAGGCAAAACCTTCGGCGATGTATTTAAGAGCGAAGGCGCAGATAAATCGCTCCATATCTGGGGCCAGTCCGAAAGCGGTATGCTGTCTATGATTCAGCAGGTCTGCCTTCCTGGGCAGTCGATCTTTGACCCGTTCATGGGTAGCGGCACAACTGGCGTCGCGGCCTTGAAACATGGCTGTATTTTCCACGGCATCGATAAGGACGAGAAGTGCGTGGAAACCAGCCGCAAGAGGCTTACTGAGGAGGCCGCACATGACGCGCCAGAGGAATGACGAGCATAGCACGGAACTCGGGTTATGGCTAAGGGCCGATGAGCAAGAATCAACGATTGGCAGCCGTCTCGGATATCGCGCCACGAATATTGATTATGTTTGGGATAACTACAAAACAGGTCATTTCTTCCATCTCGAGGAAAAGCGATATATGGCGAGGCCGACGCCAGCCCAGCTTGACGTTTTTTTAAGAGAAAATGACAAGTTCAAAGAGGACCCCAAATATCACGGTTTTTATATTATTCGATTCGAAAAAACCGACCCAGATGATGGAAAACTTTTTTTATCCAGAGTAGAGCATTGGAAAAAGGACTTTGAAGAATGGCCTCCTGGAACAGGTCATAAAAGATGCTTTACTACACTAGCCGACTCCAGCGCGGAAAAAGAAATATCCAAAACGGATTTCCTTCGGCTCCTCACGTTTACCTATTCGTAATCGGAGTTCGCATGAAGCGCACCTGGATCAAGGGAGAATGAGATGTTATCACCAGAAGCCAAGATTAAGAAAAAACTCCGCAATAAGCTTTGGAGGACCTGTGCGCCGCAAGTGGATTAAGTTGTACGTTGACCAGACGCTCCGCGGGTCTTTGATTGCCGAGTTATCTCCAGAACAAAGGTGGACCTTCGTCGGCCTTCTTCTTATGGCCGGCGACTCGTCTATCCCTGGCCTCATCTTCAAGCGCAAGGACGAGAACGGCGTCCTTATCGGCTACTCGACGCTCGTCCTTGCCGACACGCTTGGAGTTGACGAGGACGACTTAAAGGCGGGCCTTGAGCGCATGGTTGAAAAAGACAAAATAACCATCAACGCGCAAGGCGTCATCGCCATCGTCAATTGGACGAAATACCAGTCCGAATATGAGAGAACCCGCCACGCGCCGAGCCGTGTTGTACAAAAGTACGGCGTAGAGGGAGAGGGAGATGTAGATAGAGATGTAGATGTAGATAAGAAGGCCCTCTGCTTCGACCACCCCACCCGTTCATGGAAAAACATAACTAACGAAGATAAGGCGGCGTGGGCCGAGGCATACCCGGCGTGCGATGTGGCCGTCGAGTTGGCGCGGATGCGCGAGTGGATACTGGGGGCCGGGGCGCGAGGCCAGAAACGGGCATGGCGGGCGTTCATAGTCAAGTGGTTGAAAAGTACGCAAGCCGATGGCGGTACGCGCAACGGACGGGGGGGCGAGTACAAGGCGTCGCGGGTGGGCGAACGGGCTGGCGACTCGGCCACGCAGCTCAAGGCCGCACACGAGCGGAACCTGAAGAACTTCCCGGAACTCAAGGATGAGGAGGGCGAATGAGAATCACACGCGGCAAGTGGGAGGTCATCATCGGGCTGGTCGTCTTGATTCTGTTCCTCGCCGTGATGATGGTGGTCGTGGATGAGCGGTCGAGCCGTGCGCGGGACGAAGGCGAAGAAGGCCTCGGCGCTGCCGCACAGCAAACCGGCGGGACGACGGCGACGTATGAGGTGACGCGATGAGAGGCTATTTCGGCATCGGCATCTTCGCGCCCAAGAATGAGGTGAACATCGGCGGTCTATGGCGTTCGGCTTATATCTTCGGCGCGGCGTTCATCTTCACCATCGGCCGGCGCTACAAACGCCAAGCGAGCGATACGATGATGGTCCCGCGCCACGTCCCGCTGTTGAATTATCTCACCTATGACGATTTTCGGGAACACGCTCCGAGCAATTGCCAAATTTTCTGCATTGAGAATAATGTTGGTGCGGCCCCTCTGGCTGGTTTCTATCATCCCGAGCGGGCCATCTATTTGCTCGGGGCCGAGGACGACGGACTTCCAGAAAAAATCCTAGAGCAGCATCAGTCTATCATCATCGAATCGCCGCTCCCGTTCTCGCTCAACGTAGCGACGGCCGGGACGATTGTGATGTATGACCGATGGACGAAAAGGGTGACGCGATGAGCATCAAGTTGACCGTCCCCGGTCCGCCGGTCGCCAAAGGTCGGCCTCGCATGACGCGCGGCGGAATCGCCTACACGCCGAACCCGACGCGGATTGCTGAGGCGTATATCCGCTCGCTGTTCGTCGCGAAGTATCCGCATCACGTCGCGCTCGACGGGCCGCTGGAGATGACGGTGCTGGCGTTCTTCGCCATCCCGAAGTCGGCGTCGCGGGCGTTGCGGGCGCAGATGATACTCGGCGGCGTCTATCCGACGAAACGGCCAGACGGTGATAATATTCTCAAACTCTGCGAAGACGCGCTGAACGGCGTGGCGTACAAAGACGACTCGCAACTCGTGAGCGTCAGCATCGACAAGCGGTACTCAGAAAATCCGCACGTCGAAATAAAAATCACAGCACCGGGAGAGGAGGAGTGAATGAGAGAGTTCATTTTGGGCTTTATTGCGGGCACATGGTTTGGCATCATAATATCATGTGTTGCAATTTACATTGAGGACAAGCGAAAGGAGAGATGATGAAAACTTATCTCTGGAAGTCCATGAAGGCCGGGCTGGTGTCCTGTAGCGGAAAACTTGGGCCGTGGCCCATCGGTACATGGCACAAGCACCCCGACAAACTCGTGATGTGCGAGTCAGGTTTCCATGCCTCGGAGAAGGCCATCGACGCGATGAAATACGTCAATTGCGAGGTTATAGCCAAGGTCGAGGTGCGCGGGGAACACCTGGCGCAGAGCGATAAGCAGGTCTGGTCCGAGATGCGGGTTGTGAAGGCGTGGGAGTGGACGAAAGCCGACAGCGTGGCCCTGGCTATTTACGCCGCCGAGTTGGCCCTGCCGATATTCGAGAAGAAGAACCCCGACGACAAACGGCCAAGAGCGGCCATCGAGGCGGCGAAGGCGTGGCTGCAAGACCCATCTTCCGCCGCCGCCGCCCACGCCGCCGACGCCGCCGCCCACGCCGCCGACGCCGCCGCCCACGCCGCCGCCTACGCCGCCGCCCACGCCGCCGACGCCGCCGCCCACGCCGCCGCCTACGCCGCCGCCGACGCCGCCGCCCACGCCGCCGCCGCCGCCGCCGCCGCCGCCGACGCCGCCCACGCCGCCGCCGCCTACGCCGCCGCCAGTAAGAAAATCGAGGCCTGGGTCCAGCGCCGAATCAAGACGCTGGAGGAGATTAAGCCATGAGCAAACTACCGCGCCTTCTGGGCACCGAGGAAACGGGGCCGCAAGACCCGGAGGAAGAGAAGATGATGGAGTGCCCAACGTGCGAAGGTAAGGGGGAAGTCACCGTTTATTGGAAAGTTTCGTCTGGGACCGCAACCGCCGATGGTATTCAAACTTTAGAACACAAGATGCACGCCCAAGCTGAATGCCCTACCTGCCACGGCACCGGACTCGTGCCGGACGACCGGGAGCCCGCGCCTGAGTTCGACACGCTGCGGGAGAAGGAGGAGGCTTGAGCAAACTCGACGCGGCGATTGAGGGCATGACTATCTTTGAAGCCGTAGAGCGCGTTCGGGCCGCGATACTTAGGGAGCCGCATTTATCATTCCTTGAAAGTACCGTCCCCGCCAGTATTAGACGATTGGATGACAGGGCACTTGCGATTATCGTGCCCATCCTCGAAGCGGCGGCGAAGATACACGATAAAACGATGGCCCTATGTGTCCTTAATGACCTCAGCGAAGAAAATCGTGTCCCCGATGATTGGCGCAAGCAGGTTGCCAATGAACTCCGCGCCCTACTCGAATCCCTGCCCGACGAGCCGACGCTTGGGCCGGGGAAGGAGAAGTGATGAAAGAGCCAAAGTTGAAGCCGTGTCCGTTCTGCGGGAACGATGACCAGGAATCTTTGCTTGGAGTCCTTACGGATTCTTATGCAACTGTTGTTCTGTGCTTAGTATGCCAGGCAACTGGGCCAAGAGTTGCGGGAAAGGTGAAAGCCATCACCGCATGGAACAGGAGGGCCAGATGACACCTGAGCAGATTGCGGAACTGAAACGGATAGTCCTTCAGGGCAACATCGAGGAGTTTGAGGCCCACGCCGCACTGGTGGATATCCTCGACGACTACGAGCGGCTACGGGCTAACCTTAAATATGCCGAAGCAATGAAAAGACAATGGCGTAGCCAATGGTGTGACCTCAAGGCCGAACTGGAGCGTGCGCGGCCCCTGCTGGAGGCCGTGGAGAATACGGCCGAGCAGGACTTGAAGGACGACATTCATTTCATGGAATGCCCGATGGTGTTTGAGTCCATCTCCATCCTCCGCAAGGCGCTCGAATACCAGAAAAGGAGCAAAACATGACGGACAAATACGCCTTAGACGTGATGAGGGAATCTCTGGGCATTCAATGTCATCTGTGCAGAGTTATCAACCCTCAGCATAAGGACTGTACGGAATGTCTAGACATGGATGCCTATCGAGAGGCCCTGGCGCACATCGAGCGTCGTCTTGCCGACCCGCTCGCGCCCATTGCCGAAGAGGGGAAGGAGGAAATTCTCAACATCTTGCGCGAGGGCGGACCAATGGGGTTCGTCTGCGACAGAATCCGCGCCCTCATCCTGGCCGCGCCGCCCGCGGACGAGGAGCGCGAGAAGGCGCTGGATGAGTTAATCTCGGATGGGTGCCCGACAGTCGATGACTATTGGAAGAATTGTCTATGCACAGACTGCGTGGCCTTTCGTGAGAAACGCACTCTCATCCTGGCCGCGCCGCAGAAGAAGGTCATGCCCCATGATGCCAAAGTGACTCGCAAGGAAAGGGAAGTGATACTCGAAAAGTGTGGCGGAGATTGGACTCGCTGTCCTTTGGGAGAAGCCGAAGAAGATGAGGTCGAAGGAGAATAAATGAAAGACGAAAAGGTCGGGAGCGAACTGCGAACACTCGGAACGCTGATGTTGATAGCGGCAGGGCTGTTCCTGCTGTACTTGCTGACACTGTGAGGAAACCATGAGCCGCGCCATCATCATCGAGCTCCCGCTGGTCTGCCCGTATCGGCGTTATGTGTTCGGAGCGGGAGAGGCCCCGCAATATCAATGCCAGCAGAAAGTGCAGAAGCGATGGAAGCCCGCTTATTTTTTCTGCAACAAGCCGACTCGATTCCCGCGTTGGTGCCCGCTGATACGAATCCCTAAAAGCGCAAAAGGAGGTAACATGAAGAAATATTTAACGTGGTGTCTGTTGGCCGGGTTGCTGGCGGCGGTCCCGCTGGCGGCCCAAGTGGACTTCGGACTCGGACCTGGCGTGCAGTATTCGGGAGGTCTGCAATACCCGCTCGACGCGGCGTACCACCGCTATTACTTCACGTCGGCGATGGGCTCGGCGCTGGTTGATGTTCCGCTGGCGTGGAAGTTCTCGCTGATGACGGGCGTGCAATATTCCAACAAAGCGTTCAATGCGACCGTCGTCTATTCCGGCGCGCAACATCTATCGACGCCCGCCAAAGTCGTCTCCGGCGAGATTGAGGTGCCGCTTCTGCTGGTGGTGCATCCGGTTCGGTTCTTCCACGTCGGCGGCGGGCTCTACGGCTCTCAGCCGACATTCCGACGGGTCTATTACGCGCCGCTGGTGCAGGTGACGCCGGAGGAGGCCATCGCGCCGCGCTGTAAGCCGAAACCGCCGCCGGCCATCCCGCTCGGAAGTCCGGTGATGAACGCCGACCACGCCGACGCCGGATACATGGCAGTGGCGGGATTCAGTTGGCTCATCAAGTGCCCGACAATAACGTACAAGAACTCCATCGAGTTCGCGTGGTCCAGAGGGCTCGTGAACGTCTTTACGACCTACGGCCTGCGCTATCGAAATGAAACGCTCTCCTGCAGTTATGTTTGGTGGTTCTAGAAATGAAACCGAACCAGGGCCGACCGCCGAACCTCTGGACCCCGACCAGGAGACGGTGATGGGAAAAGCAACGGACCGTATGTACGAGTTCTGGGAACGCTTTTTGGATTGGCTCGTGGCCTGGATTGTCGTTCCCCTCCTGCTCCTGTTCGCGGTTGGCGCGATGACCATAATAGGCATCTGCTTGTATCATCTGATTCGAGGTTGAAATGCGTAAAATCTATATAGCCGGACCGCTCGGGCCGAAGAGCATCCGCAAGGACTGCTCAACGCTCGCCATCGAGTATCTGCTCAACGTGAGGGATTTTCTAGTTGCCGCGAACGAGTGCATCAAAAAGGGGTGGGCTCCGTTCTGCCCCGCTCTCGACTTCATGTACTTTGTGGCACTCCCGCCCGGCGCAACCATTGACGAGCAGACCGTCAAGGACGTGAGCATGGCGTGGCTGGAAGCCTCCGACGCCATCCTGCTCATCAATAAGTGGACGTTGAGCGAGGGGGCTTGTGCGGAGGCCGACCGGGCTATTGACCTCGGGCTGGCAGTGTATGATGATATCCGCCAGGTGCCGGAGGAGAAGACCGTATGAGGAGAAGAGAAGAAATGACAAAGCATATCGTCCGAATTATCCACAAGCCGAAACGCTCGCATCATAAGGCTATCGCTTTGATAGTCCATGCGAATCCGAACTGTCGGGATGCCGCCCTGTGTGACCCCCACGGAGAGACCGGACCCGTTACATACTCAGGGCGTCTGAAAGCAGAAAAGCCCGATCCGGCGATAGGGACATCGAGCGGAAAATATTCAGACGTCATCGGAACGTGGTTAACGGGGTCGCCGATCAACCTGGCAAAGCCGGAGCCCCATTGTGAGCCCATGCGCGCCATCGACTCCTCCCCCCAGGTCATATTCATCCGTCAGGTCATAGACGAGGCGTACCAGACGCTCGCGGCAGGATATCGAGAGTCCGCGCTATTCCACCTCACGGCTTTGCGCGAGTATCGCCTAGATTATAAATATTTCGAGTGTGTTTGAAAGGAGGACCAATGAGTCCACACTATCTCATGTTGAAAAATGGACAGAACGCCATCGTCAGCGACGAGGTCATCCGTCGAGGATTTTGGCACCGCCTGTTCCACCCGTATCAAATCGCTTGGTTCCGCCGTCAGGTCATCGCCGAGTCGATGCAGTCGAAGAACGTCGTCATCGTTGACAAGCGGAGCATCGTGCTGGTTGAGGAGGTGCCGCAGGCCGAGTGGGACGCCGCCAAGAAGAAGCAGGCCGAGCAGGAGAAGGTGAACCAGGAGATGCAAGCGAAAGACAAAGCCGCACAGGAACGGAGGCGCGCCATCGAGGAGTCGCAGATGGAACTCGCGGAGGAGGAACTGCGGCGGCGCGGCAAGAAAATCATCCCTGTCCACGGCACGATTCCCGGCAAGGATTTGGTGAGATGAGCGACCACGTTAAACTCAAAATCTTGCTGGGGATTCTTTCGCCGAAGTGTCCGCACCATAGTCCGCACCATAAATACGTATATGGCCCAAACCTGTGCCTATTGAAGCCCGAGAACGAGGATGACCCATCCAAAAGACTTACTCAATGCGGGGGTGACATTAACGAGTGCGAGGTCGAGGAGGTAACGACATGAGCGGCCTTGCCGTCGGCCTCATCCTCTTCGCGCTGTTCCTCTTCGGTCTGTTCTGCCTGATGCGCTACGTCATCTGGCCCGCCGAGGACACGATGCGCGAGATGCAGGCCCGGCGGAAGAGCGCCGAAGAATGGGAGCGCCACTATCAATACGAGCGCGGCCGAGCCGCCGCGATGGGCGACAAATATGATGGCCCGTTCGATTTCAATGGGCCGACGACCGGCTCAGGTGGCCAGGTCTTTGTGACCGATTCGGGGAACCCAATGCTGGATGGTGTGAGAATTGGCCCATCCGGTTATGTGGCAGAGTTTATGAAGGAGGAGGAAAAATGAAAGGATTCGGATTTGTGTTTCTTGGAATATGGATTCTTCTGTTCGCGTACTTGGGGGTTTATGGGGTCGTCCAAGCATATCTGTTTGACCTGCGTTGTGGCGATTATCTGAAATTGGCGGCCGATGCTTCGAGCGTTAAGATGGCGGATGATTTCCTGGCGAAATCCATCGACTATCTCAATAGAACAGGGAAGATCTCGGGCAACTCGGCCATCATCTTCAAAAAGCCGAAGCATGATGTCGGCATCTGGTATCGCCAAATCCTCGCGGCCAAGGGTCTGACGGAGCAGATGGTCGCGAAGGGTGACAAGGCAACGGCGCTGGAGAATAGCAATGTGCTGATGAAGGTCCGCGAGACGTTGCTTGATAATGGGGCACAGGGCCAGCATCTCACGCTTCCGGTGTATATCAGCCTTGTCCCCAATCAACTCGCCTATATCCTGCTCTGGTGGCTACTCATCCCGTTTGGGCTCCTAGTGGGGGGTATGCTGTGGGCCAGCTATACCCGGAGCAACCGATGAGCGACCCCCTGATTATCGTCTGCATCTCGTTCGGCATCTTCGCGTTGTTCATCATCGGGTTCTTCGCCCAGCGGGCCATCGTGCGGCGGGAGTTCCGCCGCTTTGTCAGCCGGCCGTGGCGGGACGAGCAGGCGAAGAAAGAGAGCGAGCCGTATATGAGTTTCGGCTCTTCCCCGTTGTCGGCCGGCCCGCCTTCGGGGAAGCAGAAATACGTCATCCGATATCATGTTGGCGCGACCTCGGCCCACACGGTTGTCTTCGCAAACACCGCCGCAGATGCCGTGCGATGGTTCCAGCCCTATAACCACTACGGCATGATAGATGAGGTCTATCCAGCGAAGGAGAGCGAATGAGCATCACCGAATACGGGAAAATCGAAACCCTTTATGTGCGCGACGATAAAACCTTTAAAGTCCATGTCGGAGAGTTGAAGAACCGCACCTATTCCCTGCTCAAGACGTGGCATTGGACCGAGAAGGTCGATGGCACGAATATCCGATGCGTCTATCAGAACGGGTCGCTCGTCTTTTCCGGCAAGACCGACAACGCCCAGATTCACGCCGACCTCATGAACTGGCTCTGGAAGAATATCACGGTCGAGAAGATGCGGGCTGTCTTTCCGGATGAGGACGGCGTGCCTGCCGATGCCGTTGTGTATGGCGAGGGCTACGGGGCCGGGATTCAGAAAGGCGGAGGCGATTATTCACCGGAAAAGAAGATGATTGTCTTTGATGTCCTCGTCGGCGGGAAATGGTGGCTCAGTTACGAGAACGTCGTAGATGTGGCGAAAAAACTCGGGCTGGAGGTCGTTCCTTCTTTCGGTGAGATGACGCTTGAGGAGGCTACGGAATTCGTCCGCAAGGGCTTCAAATCGAAATGCGCCGCGAACTCCGAGAAAGACGCAGAAGGGCTCGTGGGCCGTCCGCTGGAAACGCTGTTCGATAAAAAAGGCCATCGGCTTATCACGAAAATCAAAACAAAGGATTTCGCACAATGAAACGAATGGTCATCATCTCAGACCTTCATGGCGGCCATGAGTACGGGCTCTGCGGCCCGAGTTGGTGGCGCTCCGGGAAAGGCAAGGTCGCCAAGACGGGACGGTTCCAACGGGAACTCTGGCGGTTCTACACGGCGGCGCTCGATTCGCTCAAGCCGATATATCTGCTCGGGGTGAACGGGGATGCCGTCGAAGGCAAGAACGAAGAAAGCGGCGGTACGGAACTCATCACCTCTGACCGCCATGATCAGGCGCGCATCGCGGCCGAGGCCATCGAATACGCGGAGGCTGAACATATCCGGCTCGTCTATGGGACAAAGCGCCATGTCGGGCGCGAGGAGGACTTCGAGGCGACGCTCGTGGACCTGCTCAAGCCGAAGGACATTAAAATTCAGAGTCATGCGTTCTTCCGCATCGGCGGGGTCAGCGTGGACATGAAGCATAAGGTCGCCAGCAGTAGCATTCCGCACGGGCGACTAACGGCAATCGCCCGCGCCCGGCTCTGGAACGTCATCTGGCACTCGGAGCAGGAGCGGCAACCGAAAGCCGATATTATCATCCGCTCGCACGTCCATTATTTCAACTATGCAGGCGGCGCATCATGGTTGGCACTCTCGACCCCGGCGCTGACATACAACTCAATATTCGGCGTGCGAGAGTGTGAGGGACTGGTGGACGTGGGGCTGGTCGTGTTTGACTTCGATGAGCAAGGAGGATACACATGGCGTCCCATCATCGCGGACTTCAAGGATTTGCAAGTCCGCCCCGAGTCCCTGTAGCCGTGAGCCGCGAGGAAGTGAGGCGGGCCCGCCAAGAGGCGGCGGATTCGCTGGTGCTATTGTTGGACATCGCGGGCATACTTGGAACGTCAAACTCGGTTCTGCGGAAGATATTTCTTAAAACCGGACTTCCGTCGGTCCGCATCCGAGATGAACGCACAGCCCATCAATCGGCTGTCGCCATGACGCAAGAGACAGCCAAGGAATTCCTTGCATGGCTCAAGGCCAACGGAAAATGCGGGCTCGGGTCCGAGCGGATTATTGCCAAGAGTTCGGTCCAGAGCCTTATTGAGGAGGCGAAGAAGGCGGAGTAGGAACAAACATGAAATTTCCTTCGTGGCTTAGGCAACACATTGTGAATTAAAAGGAGGAACGAGATGAAAAAGAAAATGATTGGTCTCTTGGGGGCCCTGTTGCTGGCGATGGCAACGGGGACGGTTGCGTGTCTCACCGCCGAGTCAATGATGCTCGACACAAGCACCTACCATGCTCCAGTGGACCCGAGCCTGGTCAGGGTCTATCTTGATGTCAACGACATCCCTGGCGAGTATGTGAAAATCGCCGTAGTGAAGGCCGATTCCCCGGCCATCACGGATTCGTCCGATAATCAGATGATTTGGCAGATGAAGGTAGAGGCCGGGCGACTTGGCGCCAACGGGATTATCCTGACGGTGCAGAACAGCCAGAACATGGGTCTTTTGGTGGGCACGCAGAAAAATTGGGAATGCATCGCTATCTTCATCAAAGACTGAATAGGAGGAATATGATGAAAAAAGTGTTGTCGGTTTTGAGCGTTTTGGCATTCTGCCTGACCCTCACAATCTACGGGTCTGACCAGAAGAAAAAGACGACGCCGAAGGCTCCGGCCAAAACGACCGCGAAAGCCCCGGCTAAGCAGGGTCGCCCTGCTCAAGGACAGCATGGGCGTCCGAACACGCAGGCTAGAGGCAATCAGGCCACTTATCGCGGGGAGGCGCGTCGGGGACAGAATGCCGCAATCCGGCATGATGTTCATGGCCGGCCTTACAACGCTCACTTCTACGGCGTGAATAATCGGATGAGGTTCAGTCGCGGATATGGAGCCTATCATCGGATGCGGGGAGGCCGCGACTGCTTTTTCTTCGGCGACAACTGGTTCTTTTGCTCATTCTGGCCCCAATGGTTCTATTCCATGGCCTGCTACTTTGAACTCGGCCCTGACGGCCTATGGTACTGCCGGGCCTACGGGCATCCAGAGTTCTTTGTCGTCGTCGGAGTGCAGGAGGAGGAATAGACAGAAAATGAAACGACTGAGCCGGGCCGGCGCCGTTACGAGTAGCCAAGCGGTAGTTGAACGGCGTCGGGGGACGGGGACCACGGTAGCACTTGGCGGCGCTCAAGCCGTTGCTAACCGTCCCGCCGGCCATTTTCAAGAGGAGGAAGCATGAACCTAGATGCGGCTATAAGCATTCTCTTGGGCTATATAGGCCTTGTGCCAAAATCTGAGGATAATGAGGGGTATCAATCTGCGATAACCGCCATCCGCATCCTCGAAGCGGTGGCGAAGGTGGATTGGGCGAGAATAAAACTCTACACCGAGGATTGGCTAGAGCCCCATCAAGAATGGGAATTCTTTCAAGACCTCAAAAGACTTTATAAGGCCGCGCTGCCCGATGAGCCGACGCCTGGGCTGGGGAAGGGGAAGCAATGAAAGAGCCGAAGTTGAAGCGTTGCCCGTTCTGTGGGGGAACGCCTAGGGTAAAAGAATTTTTTATAAGCACAGTGGTGGATGGCTCGCGCATAGAACAGCAAGTCATCTGCGGCGCATGCCATTCGTCGGGACCAATTACCATCATTGCGGGCGACGCCATTGTTGCATGGAATAGGCGGTACACATGAGCAAGCCGAAGCCGAATCCTAAAGATGCCGCTCGGTGTTTTGACCTTCGTTGTCGAGCCAAAAGAGGAGAGGCGCTATATCCCGCAGACAGAGAGTTCGTAGAAAAGATGTTTCATGACTTTCCCGATTGGTACGGGGCGACAGAACCAGAGGTCTTTAATCGAACCATACCATTCGGTTCGAGCCGGAGGGCCAAATGACACCGGAGCGGATTGCGGAACTGCGGCGGGAACTTGAATGGCGAAGGGATATGGCCGGGTCATCGGAACGAGAGCAACTCAGCGGAAAGATAGCCGCCGACCTCCTCGCCGTCCTCGACGACTACGAGAAGCAGAAGGGGTGGGTTGAAAAACTCCAGAAGAGTCATTCCATCCTGGAGGAGATGTGGCGCAAAGCCGAGGCCGAACTGGAGCGTGCGCTGGCCGAGAACAAAAAACTTCGGCTCGATGTTGATGGAGAGCCATCCGTTACGACGCTCGACTACCGCGAAAGGAGAGGGAAATGAGCGCACCAAAATTGAAGCCGTGTCCATTCTGCGGAAAAGAAGTGAAGCCACTAATGGCGGGCCTTACTTGGATAGTGGTCCACAAGACAACTTGCCTGTTCTGGGTACTCCAGGAGCATTATACGACAACTTTCTATCTCAAAAAGCATCTTGCCGCATGGAACAGGAGGGTTAAATGAGCCGAGAAGTCATAATCATCCACGCCATCAGGACTTATCATGCGAAAAATCAGGGATTGCTTTTTGACCTATCAATGGTCAAGACGGATGACTATTGGGCGGCGATGGATTTTCTCGGTAAGTATTCATTCCTAATCGAGAAGGTTCAACTCGAAGCGTTACCAAGGGAGACGGAGGAGCCAAAATGAAACCCTCGACGCGGAGAACGCGGCTGGATTTGCGGAAGCACAGATGATGCCCGCTGAACTGTTGGCAATCATTCGCGGCTGGGCGACCGATGAGCAAATAGCCTCGCTCACCATCTTCGGACAGCCGATGCATGAACTCAGCAAGGAGGACCTCCTGCGGGTCGTCTGGTGCGCCATGCAGGAGAAGAAGCGGCTCCAGAAAGATCACCTGAGCGATATGCGCTTCATGGCCTCGCTCTCGACGGGCCTGAATAGCGAGAACTGACGAATGGCGAATTACATCTACTGGCGGGCGCTCACGTCGGAGCGGAAGCACCGATGCCTGACCGACAACGGCGGCAAGCCATGCCAGTTCCTGCTGGTCAAAGAGCCGGGGTATTTCTGCACCTGGCGGCCGCGTGATGAGAAGGCCGCCCCTGGCGCTCAACTCATCGTGCGCCACGTCATCTTCAAAGAGTGCCCCGCTCCGCTCGGCGACCGCCCATTCCTGCTGGCGTCATGTCTGAGCGGGCTGGTGCTGACGAATGAGTCCGTGCGCCATCTCTGCGCGGCGATTCTGCTCCAAGCGGTGATGGACTATCTGCCGCGTCCGAAGTCGCGCGGCGGAAAAGACAATAAGCACAACCGCGAGCGCAAGATTAAAATCGACACGAACCACGCATCGGCAGAGGCGTATATCTTCGGGCCGTCCGTGCCGGGTGATGCGCTCAGTTTCGTGAACATCTGCCGACTGCTCGGATTGAACGCTGTGAAGGCGCGGAAGATGTTGCTCGCGTATTCCGCCACCGGCGTCCGCCCGGAACTCGGACGGCTGAACCGCGAGTTGAACGGACGGGTCTCGGCGGCGCGCCGCGAGGAAGAGGAAATTTGACAAATCTCCGCTCACGCATTATGTATATTCATGGAGCCGTGAGAGGATATGCCAATTATTACGGACGGACAAGCGTCCGCATTGATATCGCTGTTCGCCCCGTCGATAGGGCCGACACCCCCCGCGATTGACGGCGCGGCCTGTCTGTGGGGCCTGTTCAACTGTGAGCGATACACCGCCGACAACCCTGACCCGAGATTCGAGCCGTCGTATGCGCCGGGCGGCTATTACTACGACCACAGCCCCGACGTTCGGGAACGGTGGGCGCAGTACGACCACGACTCCGCCTGCTCATATTCCAACTGGCAGATTCTGTTCAATACCGCCTGCGAGTTGGGCTATGAAGGCGCGCCGCAGGACTTGGATGAAGATGACATCGCGTTGCCGTTCGTCGTGCAGTACATCCAGCGCCGGGCGCTCAACGCTGGGGCAATACAGCCGGAGCAGATAGCCCGCTGCTACAATTCAGGGTCCATTAATGGACAACCAGTCCCGGGTTACGTTGACAAGTTCATGGCCGCCTACGAGGGCTATTCGGCATGATAAGATATTTCACGGGTCCTCCAACCCCTCCTCAATACCTCCTTTCCTCGGAGTCCTGGGCCGGTCCCTACCCGGGAAGAAAAACTCCGGCCCAGGCTCCACTTTTTCTTGAGGCGAGATGAAACTGAATTTTGATATCGCCACCGGACCGGCGCTTCTGCTCTATCTCGCGGCGTTCTTCGGGTTCGTTCTGCTGGCTGGTCATAACGCCGCAATCGCTGGTATTGCCATCCCGGCGCTTTCCGGGTTGACGGGCGCATTCGCCGGCGTTCTCGTGCGCGGACACATGGACAACCGCCTGACTCTGCGGCGGGGGATGAGCGCGTGAAGAAAGCACTCCCGTGGCTTATTGTCGCATTCTTAGCCGTGGTGATAGTCGCCGGCACGCTATACTTCAAGCACGCGGCCAATCTCGCGGAGCAGAAGGCTCAGGCCGCGCTGGCTCAGGCGGCGGCGCTTGAGGACCAGATAAAGGCCCAGAACGCACTCATCGCCAAGAGCGCGGCTGACCTAGCAAAGGTCGAGGCTGACGCCGCCGCCAACGAGAAGGCGTTCCTCGCGGTCCTGGCTCAAGTCAAGACGGCGACGCCCACCCAACTTGTCGACCAGGGCTCGGCAATTCTCGGAGTCCACGACATTACGACGGACGGTAAATCCGTGACTATGGGCCTCGAAACCTACCGGGCTGCCGTGAGCGCCCTGGTAGATTGGCAGGAATATAAGGTCGTTAGAGAGCCGGAATGGAATCGAGAACGCGGCCTGTTAAACGAGCAGATCGCCGGCTATAAAACCCAGGCCGCACTCGATACGCAACGAGACGCCGCCCTCGCGGCTTCAATCGCTGACCTCAAGAAGTTTATCAGCGACCAAAAGATAGAGACCATCGGGTCTAAAATTCTATGGACCGCCGCCGGTGCAGGGGTTGGGCTCCTCGTCGGGCGGCTACTCAAATGAAGGAGGCATTATGCCGATCGTAACTATTTTTATCGTTATCGTGGTCTGTGGGCTAATCTGGTGGATGGTCGATGCATTGCTACCGATCCCGCCCGTGTTCAAGACTGTGCTGAAAGTCCTGATTATTCTGTTCTTGTGCATCTGGCTCTTGTCCATCGTCGGAGCATTCGGACACCTCGGGAGTCTGCGAATCGGGAGATAACACCGTCCGCGCCTCAATCGGAAGAAAACTCGACGCTCTGCTCCTGATGGCGGAGCGCATTTATTCGAAGGAGATTTTTATGACAATCGAAGTTGACAACCTGAAAACGAAAATCACGGCTCTTGAAACCGCCGTTGATTCACTCATCGTTCTGACCAAGGCACTCGCGGCTGACTTCGCGTCGGCCAAAGAGGACCCCGTCGAGATTCAAGCGCTGGCCGACTCCGTGCAGGGCGAACTCGACAAGGTCACGGCAGAACTGGCGGCCGACACGCCCCCGGCTCCCCCGGTCACGTCCTGACGGGCGGAGGAAACGCATGAAGAACATACTGACGAAAATCCTTACCCTGCTCCGCAAAGTGAATTTCCATTGGATTCTCGCCTACGGAGCGCTCGGCGTCGCGTGCTACATCCGGCTGTTCCACCTCTACGGGGCCATCGGTGCGCTGGTGCTGTTGCTGCTACTGCGCCGACAAATCGGAAAACTGGACATCAAGGTTCCAGGCGCGAACTGATCGCCGACCATCGGCCAGGACACCGCCGATGTGGGCAATTCTAGGCCAAATCCTGAAGTATGGCGGGTCTGGAGCTGGACTGCTCGCTCTGTTTTTCATCGCCCGCTGGCAGTACAAAACCGCACAGGCCAAAGAACGAGAGGACAAGTACACGGCCGAGCGCGGCCTCGCCCCGAACCCCGAACGGTGCGGGCAACATGAGGCGCGCCTCGACGCGATGGAACGTGATTTCGCGGCCCTGAGACTCGAATACCGCGAGGGCCACGACAGAGTCCTGGAATCACTCTCGGACCTCAAAGCGAAAGTCGCCGTCTGCGTCGCAAAACTGAATAGAAGTGAATAATATGGTGGATGGCAAAGACTTCAAATTATTCCAAGTGAACCCCAAGAACGGAGAACTTCGCCACGTCGATGGCGTGCCAATCGTTAAATACATTGACGAGCGCCTAGAATCCATCCTGAAAGAGATAAAGCGAGGCGAGGATGTCATGGACGCCCGCCTATGTTCCATGAATGAGTTTAGGAGCGCCATGCAGGACCAGACCAAGAACTACATGACCAAAGAAGAGTATCGCCTCGCGCACAAGCCGGTCGAGGACGCGGTCCAAGAATTCCGGAAGTTCATGAATCAGATGGAAGGCAAGGCCAGCAACAAATCTCTGATGATAGCGACGGGCATGGCTACCGCCGGGTTGATCGTAGCCCTGGCGAGTTTTATTCTGCGAGTTCTGGGACATTAGGAGGGGAATAATGACGCAACAGATACGCCGATTCGGCCACATCAAAGACAAGCGCGACCATCGCGACTACCTGCATCGGCCCAGCGTCGCCGCAATCCCAAATCAGTACAGCCTGGCGCAGTACCTGCCGGCGGTGCGCGACCAGGGCCAATTGGGTGCCTGCGTCGGATTTGGAATCGCTGGCAATCTCTCCGGCACCGCCATCCAAACGTCAGCCTATAGCGAGTGGTTCTCCCCGCTCTGGGTCTATAACCTCGCTCGTCTGAAAGAGGGAACGCTCACGCAGGACGCCGGCGCGGAGCCGCGTGACGCGCTGGACCAACTCGTCGCATACGGCTGTCTGCTCGAACATTTCCGCCCCTACACGGATACGCTCGACACCTCTGACCCGACCACCTGGTCATATCAGGGGATGCTCGACACCGCCTACGCAGCGCAATACCCGCTCCTGACCTATGTGCGCGTCGATGACGGCGGGACGAACATCTGCGACGCGCTTGCCGCCGGTCATTTCATCTCCATCGGCGCTCCGTGGTTCGATTCGTGGATGAACATCGGCTCCGACGGCGTTCTCCCCGCGAACTACACCACCGTCGATGGCGGCCATGAGACGTTTTTGTTCGGCTACGACCTCACGGCTCAAGTGTTCTACGGCCAGAACTCTTGGGGCAACGACTGGGGCCTCCACGGGACGTATGTCATGCCGTTCTCAGCGCTCGACGCCTTCAAAGCCAACGGCGGATACGACGCGCATTATGTGACCGTCAATTGGTCATCGAACCCAGCGCCGCCCAACCCAACGCCGACTCCTACCCCAACGCCGACGCCGACGCCCGGACCGTCCGTCTGCTGTGGCGCGACGCGGCTCGCATATCGTTACATCAAGCGACGGCTGAAAAACCCCCGCTTCTCAGTACGGGCTTTCGGCGTCCCAGATAATACGTCGAACAGCGTCATTCTCAAGGCCGGCGTCACGTACCAGATCGACGCACTCAAGAGCGGCAAAGTCCTCGACATCGACGAACTGCGTATCACGGTGAAGAAGTGACCGTAGGATTCGAGGCGCTCCTCAAATCGCTTGAGAGCAAGAGTCTAGTGTCCGGCGACAAGTGTACCCGTGTCGTCCTGGAGTTCGATAGTTCCGACGCTCTGCAATTGCTCAACGATTTGAACGCGCTTCATTCGGCTGAGAAACTTGTAGCCGTCGCCATCTCTGACGGGACTGCCAACAACAAGAAAGCGCAGAGACCGGGCGTCGGGGTGACACGCAAGGGAAAAGCGAATGGCATTCAAGAAGGGTGAGTCTGGCAACCCCGCTGGCCGCAAGGTTGGGACAAAAAACCGCTTCACCACGCTCAAGGCCGCATTCCTCGACGCCTTCACAACGATGGGCGGCACGGAAGCGCTCGTGGCTTGGGCGAATAAGTCCGACCACAACCGCGCCATCTTCTACCAGATGGTAACGAAACTCTTCCCAACAGAGATTGTCGGCGGTGACGAGAGCGCCGCACCGATCCGCGTCATCTATCAGTTGGTCGAGCCGCCCGAAGGTGGCAACGGCGACGGCGGAAATGGCAACGAAGGCAAACGAGGCGACTGATGGGCAAGAGCGCGTCTGGCGGAAACAAGAAGTCAAGCAAGGCGGACCAGCCGAAGCGTCGGCGATATGTCGCCTCCAAGCGCGGCTGGAAACGGCGCTATGCCTGCCTGCAACGCCATATTGCCCAGCACCCGAATGACGCGGTCGCTCCGACCGCATTGCCGCGTGTGCGTCAACTGCTAGGG